CAGAAGTCATTGGTATTTCTCTAAATAGAGGTGCTAATACTAATTCATTCTGGATATCTCTTTCAATGTTAGTTGAAACAACTTGCTCAAAGTCAGCAGATGAAACGCCAACACCAGACATGCTGTTAACTTTTTCCATCACTGATTTTGCAAGGTCAGTTTCAAACCCTTTTCCAGTAGCTAGACCGAGCATTTTTGCGTCCATAATGTCAGCTTCAAATGCTTTTTTCCAGTCTCCATTTCCTCTGTCAGAGAAAACCCTTTTAGATTCTCTCATAGCTTCTATTTCAGCACTTCTGTCTTTTAATTCAGACTCTAAAGACTTAATTACAGCCTCTAAATCTTCGTGCTTGTTAAGAACTCTATCTTCAACATCAGAAATTAGCTTTTCTGCTCCAGTCATAACTGATGTTACAACTGTTTTCTGTTCTTCCTGCTTTGCTTCTTCAGCAGCCTTCACTTCAGCTTCCTCAACAGATTTTTCTTCCGCCTCAGCAGCTTCTTTTGCTTTCTGCTCAGCTTGTTGCATAGCAATTTTAGCAGCAGTATCTTCTGCTACTTGTTTTGCGAATGCTTCAAGGTCAAAGCCTTCAGGAGTTGTTTTATTGTCTTCAGACATATTTTTCTCCAAAATTGAGGATTTCTCCTCGCTTGGCTGCTCAATTTCAACAGCGTCTGCTGAGTCCATTGAGTTAGCCTTTACAAAATTCTTCTTAAACTCCTCGTAGTCGTCCATATTATCAAAAGACTTTGCTACAGAGAATGTTGCTCCCTGATTGCAAGGTACTGATACTACAGAAACTTCAAAAAGTTCAGCGTCCTTTATCTTGTATCCGTCGGTTTCGGTCATATAATCAGCGTCCTTCACTCTGAAACCAACAGAAAAAGCTCCAAGGACACCATCTTTAATTAAATCTTTAACATCGCCCGCTGCTTTAGATATCTTTGCTGAGATATCTAATCCTTTGTCGTTCACTTCTAAACCTGTTGCTCTTCCAATAGGTTTATTGTAATCGTGATTAAACAATATAATAGGATTATTTTTAAAGTTTTCTAAACCACCTTTAGTCCAAGCATCTGCCTCGATAATATCTCCAGCTCTGTCAAGACCGTTAGTACTAGCAGACCCTTTAATGTCTATACTACCATCATCTTGCTCGCCTAAACTTTTAAAAGTAGAAGTATAATGAAATATTTTATTCATACTTAGTCTCCTTTCTTTTTAGTAGCTTTTGCAACTGTTTTCTTTGGTGCAGCTTTTGGTTTGTTAATTTCAGCTACCACTTCAGGTAAGTTGTAATTTAACATGCTGACCATACGAGCCCAAGAGTTAAAAGTTCTTTTAACTATTTGTACTCTAACAGGAGCGTCATCTTGTGCTTGGTATTCTGAAATAGAAAGAATTTTTCCTTTCTTTTTAAAATACTCGCCAAGAGTTGTTAATGTTTTTATTTTAGGATTCGCCATCTATATTCTCCTCGTCTTGTGGTGGTCTTCCACCTTCTTCGGGATTTACCGCAGAACCTGCTATATTAGCTGGTACTCTTGGTTCATCAAATCCATCAACTGGTTCTTTGCCTAGTGCTTCTCTTGCTTCATTCGGGCTAATAATCCCTGTATTAACAAGAGTTGCATAGTAGGCAGCTTGGTCTCTTAACTCAGGTTGTAACGCAGGAATTCTGGTTACATCTTCCGCAAGTTCAAAACCAAAATATCTTTCAAAAGCATATGCTACTTTTCTAACTATAGGTAATATAGTTTCTAAGTAATAAAGCCTATGATTAGGTCTAATATTAGCATTATTACCGCTATCCATAAGGATTGGTGGTATTCCTAGTGCTTCTAATATAACTTTTTCATTTGCTTTGCAAGATTCTTGAAAGTCTAATTCTTTAAAATTGACTGTAGTTAAGTTATCAACTTCCAGTCCACCGTCAAGAATTAAAGGTCTTTTACCTCCAGTTTTAGGATTATATCTCATGCTCCAAGCTTGTAACATTCTTTCTTTTATTTTTTCAGAAAGAGTATTTGGACTTTTTAATACTAATCCAGGGACTGCTCCATTTTTAAAGAAGTTATCTTGAAAACTTCTCATATTGTCCAAGAGAACCATTGTTCTATACGCTGGTTTCAATCTTGGTACTCCTCTATAAATTGAATTAAAACTATTTTCTTTTACATGAATTATCTCATTGACTGAATACTCTATCGTTGAATCAAATTCATATTTTTCTACAAAAGTTTTATCGTCAGTATAGATTTTAACTTTATCTGCTGGTAAATGGTAAAGGTGAGCACCATCATAGTAGATAAATATATTTCCATCTATTATTAAGTCAATAATTAAATTTCTTTTAAAAGCACTAACATCTTGAAAAGGGTTTGGTGCTCTATTAAGTAGTACATCTACTTTTGACCTTCTAATATCTTTTGCTACAGGAGTTATTCCTCTTAATTTTGCATTAACTGAAAAAGGTATTTCTCCTACATCGTCAACTATCATGTTGACAGCTCTGTTTACGACTTCTAAATTTTCATAAGCAGACCTATAATTGCTTTTTATTTCTCGAGTATCAACAGATAATCCTTCGTCTCGAGCTATAGTATATTGAGCAGGATTTAACTTTTCCTCTCTCTCAATACCTAAAAATCTGTCATACCACGCCATATTTATCCTTTTGTTTTAGAACCCATCTTTTTTGTTTCATTGCCGTGACTAATTTAGGTCGTTTTCCATAAATTGAGTGTAATCGTAAATGATGCATATGGCACAGCGTCACAGCTTCATCGTAAAGTTCTTTTTCGTGTTTTTCTATGAATTCTTCCCTTAACCTTAGTATGTCCTCTTCGGTCTCTATTTTCTTTCCTGTTTTCTTTAACCAATGCTCTAAAAGTTCTGTCAGTCCAAAGAAATGGTGAAAATCTAAATTTTCGGTCTCACCACAGATAAAACAGTTGTTATTCTTTTTGTACCGTGATTTAGCTTTATCTCGAACATACTTAACTAAATCTCTTTTTAATTTCATTTATTTTATCTCTTTCAGAAATTATAGCAAAAATCACATTTGATGTCAAGAGGTATTTTTAACAGGGGTCTTAAAAACTTGTCGCTGTAGTTTCGAACGTATACAAAGCATATCTCATAGCATCAGCCATATGCGATGCTTGATTATGTTTTGGCTTTTCTTTTAACAAATTAGGGTTGGGGTCCCACTGATATTGGTCTAATGACATTAAGGATTCTCTACATTTTTGGTCTACAATAAGTTTTTTATTATCAACAATTCCTGCAACATGACCAATACCATCTAATACTGATTTCTTTGCATTTATAGTACTTATATCATAATTTTGTGCAAAATCAAATCTTGTTTGTGCTGCTGCTGAATCAATATAAATATAATCTATTTCCCATTTATCTATAAGTTTTTGTATTTCTATCGCATGCTGTTCAGTAGTTCTTTCACTATCTAAATACTCATCAACTAAGTAAAATTTTTCTTCGTCCCAATCATATGCCATAACACAAAAAGCTGTAGGGTCTTTATACCCAACATCAAGACCTGCAAAAACATCCATTCGTGAAGTATCAAAATTAGACAAGTCTGCTATACATTCTTCATGATTAAATGACCAAACTTGACCTTCAAATACATTAAAGTCTGCCATATATTCTTGATTAAATTCTGCTTGTGACATTCCTTTTTGTGCTTCTATAATATCTGATTCAGATACTCTTGGATTTTCATGCCAAGTTGCTTTTATAGAACACCACTCAGGAAACTCATCAGTAAATCCTCTATAATAAAATTCTGCAAAGTAATTATTTCTACCTCTAGGAGTTGAAATAAATATTGCTTTGGAATTATCTTTGTCTAGTGTAGGTCGTAGTGCAACATTGAAAGCATCTCTACCATCTGTAAGTGCTGCCTCATCAAATATAATTAAATCATAACTTCTACCTACTACTGAGTCTACTTGATTTATTGAACCCATACGAATTGTAGAACCGTTTGAAAGTTCAATAACTTTATCTTTTGCATTATCTCTTATCATTTCTAAATCAAAATGTTTAATTAGTTGTCTTTGTAAATCAAAAGATATTTGAGATAGAGAATAATTAGGAGACATTAATAAAACATGACTATTAGGCACTAAACATACTAACTGTCCAATTATATTTGATATATAAGTTTTACCTTGTCTACGAGCTACTGCCGCACACACAAATCTATATTTAGGATTACTTACTGCATTGATAAGTGCAGTTTGGGAAGTATTAGGAGTAACTCCTAGTAACTCTAGGTAGGATTCTATAGGAAGTTTGATGAATCTGTCGTCATCAAACTTCATTAGATAATCGGGGATTATATCTTTTCTACTAACTTCAATCAATGTATAGTCTCAAAGTTATTAGGTTTTTCTTTTTCATCGTCGCTAAGTGCAAGATTTAGAAAATCTTTTAGCTCCGCCATTTTGTATAAGTACAAAAACGCACCACATAGACTTACCATATTATTTTCTTTATCAGTTAGTTTTCTAACTTGAGATAAAGTATGTAAATTATTTAAGTCTTTTTCTACAAGCGCAGCGACTTCATCAAGCCATGCTTGTTTTTTGTGAATTGTTTGCGTCATTTATCTGCCTCTACGTCTTCCAGGGAATCTTGGTCTTTTAGGGTTTGCAGTTTTACCGAATCTAGGTCCGATAGCTTTTGGTGCTGCAGAATATCTGAATGATTCCATAGAGTTTGGGTTTTTCGAATTCACAGGAACTCCTGCCGCAGCATTCATATCACGAGTAACTCCTCGATTCAATCTATGCTTACGAATTTTTTGAGTATTGTGAATACCAGTAGGTCCGCTTAAAAAGCCTCCTTGTCTAGCCATAACTTTCTCCGTTACTTAGCGCTTTGCGCTTTTTCTTTTGCTTTTATTAAATCGTCTTTAATATCTACTTTACCGTCTCTATTTTTATCTTTTCCGATAAATATATTCCAGTATTTTTTTATGTAGTCTTTAAGTTTTTGCCAACTTTTCTTCAACATTTACTAACCTCTTTATTTCTGTTGTATTATTTAATTTAAGTGATTTTTGAAGTTTTTTACTCCATTCCATTTTTTGCTTATATCTTGCTTGAAGTTTTTTTACCAAATCATGAGTTCTCTGAATTTCCTCTTGTAAACTCTCGTCCATATTATCTCCTTTTTCGGCGCCTCCTTTTAGTGAACGTTTTGACATTGGTGGGTTTCCCTCCAACACCTTGAGCTTTTGCTCTTTTCCTACGGACTGCCGACTTTTTTTCGTTTGCGGTCATTCTTGCCGCTACTCGCTGAGGGACACACTTGGGATATCCTCCTCTTGCTGTCCTCGCTTTTTTACGACCACAAGGTGGGTGTTTACCACTTTTCGTTTTACGACTAATGTCTACCCAGTTCTCCTTGAACCAAGTAGTTAATCCACCTTTTGGTTTTGCCATTATCTTCCGACTCTGCGCATAGCTGTCTTATGTGCTTGTGTAAAAGTTTTTCCTTCTAACATAAGTTTTCTCATAAGAGTCATATGTTTCTTGGTATGGTGTCTACGATGTCTTCGCATAGCTGACTGTTGTCGTTTAGTCAAAGATTTTCGTTTCTTAGCCATTATCCCATTCTATATCTGCCACCTCTTGCCTTATATGTTCTTACTAGCCAGCCATTTGCATAAGCACTAGGATATACCTTAAACTTCCTTTTTGCTTCGGCTTTCACTCGAGCATAAAGAGCTTTATTAGTAGGTATAGGTCTCTTTTTCTTAGCAGTTTTTCTTCTTCGCTTTCTAGTATGTCTTGGCATTATCTACAAGGTCTGTTTTTCTTACGAATTGCAGCTTGAAGTGCTTTAGGTAACTTCTTTTGTTTTGCTGTAAGACAAGGTTTCATTCCACCTTTCTTTTTAGCACCGTTTCTTTTCTTTTTTCTACTGTGCATTGGCATGATTACTTCCTCTTCTTTTTACCTTTTTTCTTCTTTTTCTTTTTTCCACTATGGTAGGGCATTACTGTCTCCTAAGTCCAACGAGGGGGCTCGTCAGGACACTCTGCCCATCGAAGTTTAGTCTTGAGGGGCATAAAGCAACCACAAAGGTTGCAAAATTTCCAAAACTTGTTTAGGTGTTCACACTCTAAACAAATTTTATATCGTTCATGATGACTTCTTTTTGCCTGCTTCCATCGCTGCTTCTGCATTGGCTTTTGTGTTATATCCAGCGATGGCACCGTCATATGTCCAGAATCCGTCTTTTTCATAAACTTTTGCCTTTTCTTTTTTAGATTTCATATCTTTTGTCCCATATCCTGCGAGCATTACTCGCCTTTCTTAATCATACTAGATAATTTAGTTATCCAACCCATTACTATTGATTGTACATAATTAGCCCAAGTAGGCTGTGGTAAATTCCAACCAATAAATAGTCCTATAATTATCCAAAAAATTGCATCAAACATATGTTCTCCTACATATTGAGCAATGTAATAACTAAACCTGCTCCACCTACAATTAAGCAGCCAGCACAAGAAATCATAACAGTTTCAATTCTACCAACTTGCCTATCTAAATTGTCAAAGCGGTTAAATGCAGTTTTCCATCTTTCCGCACAGACAGCTTCATGCTTTGCAAGTTCTAATGCCACTTCATCGGCTTCCATTGCTTTTTTCTCCTTCTTAGTAAACTTAAAGTTTTACTTTTAATTGTAATTATACCAAAAATATAGTTGATTGTCAAGACCTATTTTTCAATGGTATAGATTTTAACTGGCTCAGATTTTCCTTTTACAGTTATCTCGTCTAAAAATTTATAAACAAATCCTTCAATCCTACTATACTCAGATATAATTAAATCAACATTATACTCCTTACATTGACTCTCTAACCTCGCAGCAAGATTGACAGCATCACCAAGAACACTATAATCGAAACGGCTACTGGAGCCAAAATTACCAACCACACACGGTCCCGTATTAATTCCAGCTCCTGTTTTAATTTCATCAAGAGCTTCTTCTCTAAGTTGTTCATTTAATTCTCTTAGTGCTTTTCTCATTTCTAGTGCGCACTCTGTGGCTTTTCTTTCTTGTTCCTCACAATCAAGTGGAGCGTTCCAAAAAGCCATAATGCAATCGCCCATATATTTATCTATTGTGCCTCCATGTTTTAATATTATCTCAGTCTGATTATCTAAAAAACGATTAATCAGAGTAGTAAGTCCTTGTGGATTCGACTGGTATTTTTCAGAGATGGGAGTAAATCCTCTGATGTCAGAAAAAAGAAATGTCATACGTTTTGTCACCCCACCCAATCTCAGTAACTTTGGATTATCTTGAAGTTTTTTAACCAGAGATGGGCTAACATAGGTGCCAAATTGTTGCGAAATTCTGCGACGAAGTATAAATTGCTGGACGAAATTACGGAATGTAACAATACTCCAATAAAGAAAGCAGATTATAATTATGGCAGAAACGTCAAATAAATAGGAAGACTGAAACAGATTCCAGGTAGTATATAATAAACCTGCAATACTAAGTAGTAAAGTTGGAAGTGATAATATAATTGAATATGATGTAATTAGTAGTAAAATTATCAATCCAACTGCAGTTCCCATCTCTGCAATTTGACCCCACTCAGGAGT